GTCCTTGCTCCAATCGTTGTCCTCAAAAAAACTGTCGGCGTGACCGTAGTATTTATCGAGGGCCGGTAGGTCCGGGTGATCTTTAAATACGTTGTCAGTGAGGTTTTGAAAAGCCTCATTCGACAATCCGGTTCGTCCGGGATCGTTAATAAAGCGCATCCCGGCCGGGGTCGAGATCGGCGAAAACTCCTTTGGCTTGCCGCCCGCCGCACTCACCGCATCGCTCATCGCCGCATCAGCGGCCTTGGCTTCGGCCAGGGTCGGCGGCCGCCCAATGTCGAATTGCGCCAGGTTGCGGGTCTCGGGGGCCATATTTGGCGCATAAAACGGACGGTTCCACGCCGTCGCATCCTGGCGCAAGAGCATGCCCGTGACCCGCGCGGTGTTGTCGGCCAGCATGCGCGAAGCCGGATCGACCGCACCGCCGGTCTTGATCACCCCGCCCGGCGCTTGCCCCAACGGGATCATCGACTGCGCGCCCGGTGTTACCTGGCCGGCCCACACGCCCGGCGCGTCGAGGGTGGTGCCGCTCAACAGCCCCATGTGCAAGGCCGGGATAAAGCGGCCTTGCTCATCGGTCAGGGCATTTTTGATATCGTTGTGGAATTCGAGCTGCTGCTCGAGCGGGGCGTCGTGATACTCGGGCAGGTGACCGCTCGATTTACCGGGCGCGCTCTCCCACGACATCTGGCCATAGCTGCCGCGCATATAATCGTTAAAATCGCGCGCCGCGTCGGCGACCGGGGTGCCTTCCTCGCGCGCCTTTTGCACCGCCCAGACCGCGGACTGGACATGCTTGGGCATGATGTACTGACCCCCAACGGGGGTCGTCAGACCCTCGGCGTTGAGCCGGTCCTGCGCCTGATTGGCGACGATGCGGGCAAAATTGTGCTGACCATCGGTGGGCGTGCCCTTAAACGCGCTGCCGTCGGGGTTGGCGTATTCCAGCGCCCGCATGTTCCAGATATCGTTGACCAGTGAGTGACCACCGAGATTGGGCAGAAACTCCTCGGCCTGGGCGGTGGAAAACGGCCCGATCTTTGGGCCGCTGACTGGCTCACCGCGGTAATAATAGCCTTCGAGATCCGCACCCATCTGATTGGGGAACCGCCCGGTGCGGATCGGCTCGCCGAGCATCGCCTGCGAATGACCGACGATCGCTGCGTTGACATTCATCGGAACATCGGGCCCCCGGCTGGTCCCGGACAGGCCGCCGACCAATTTGCCGGCGATCTCGGGATCGCCCCCGGCATGAAACAAGGTCGACTGCCCGCTCTCAGGATACCACTCGCCCGCCGGTGCTATCCCTTCCCGCGCCTTATCGGTATAGCGATCGACGAGCGCGTCAAAATCGGCCTGCGTCTGAATATGCGGCGGCGGGCTGACGGGTTCCCTACCCGGCACCTGGCCGATCAATGGCAAGGTGTCACTGCCGGCCCGCGCCAAGTGCGTATCGCGCAGGGTGTTGGCGAGATCGGCCTGCGCCGAGCTCATCCGCAGCCGCAAGGCACCGCTCTCGTCGCTCATCATGCGGCCAAAAGTGGTCGCCGCCTCGGGGGCCACTGCGGCGGCAGCGCTGAGGGCCTTGCCGGCGAGCGGACCCGCAAGCAACGAAAAGGCCGCGTTATAAGCCGGGTTGTCTTTTTCGGCCTCCGCGATCTGGTCTTCCGATGCCCCGCCCTCGCGCATCGCCTTGATTCTGTCGCGATGATCCGCGATCGCTGCCGGCAGATAGGCAAAACCCATCGCGGTGCCGATCAACCCGGTCGGGTCGGTCGTCATGCTGCCGAGCGGATCGCGGACCGCATCGCGACCAGGCTGCGACAGCTCCTCTAGGGTCGCCGGCCGCGCCCAGCTCGGGACATTCGCCGCCGCCGGCGGCTGGCCGGCCGGCGGCTGGGTTCCGGCGAGTGCCGAGGCGAGATCCCAGCTGGGTGCCGCCGGATCGGCCCACGGGTCGTGATCGACCGGGATCAGCGTGGGGTCCCGAACTTCCGACATTCTCAGGCGACCATCAGGTATTTGCCGGGGCGCCTGGGGTCGGGCACGTAATGCCGGCCGTCAGGCGCCAGGCGGGCACCGGCGGGCAGGGAACGAACCGGAGCCCCCGGACGGCCGGGAACCCCAGCGCCACCAGGTGGTGGGGCCGCCGGGCCGCCTGGCATAGCAGGCGCCGGCCTTCCCCCAACCGCCGGCGCGGGTTGCGGAGTTCCCCCAACCGCCGCACCCATCGCCCCCAGCCCCGCCTGGGCGCCGACCGGACCCCCCGGAATCGGCGACATCGGCGCCGGCACCAGCATCGGCGGCGGCGGCGGCAATGCCGGCATCGTCTCGGGCAGACCCGACATCAGCGCCAGGGTCGAGGGCGAAAAATGGCGCGCCATCACCGCACCGCGCAGACGCAAGAGATCGCGGGCGAACTTGGCCACGTCCTTTTGCGCCTTGGTGATGCGGCGGGTCGCGAATTGCGTCTTGAGTTGCTGGGCGCCCAAGGTTTCTGTCGGATTGGTCTCGCCGCGCAGGATGTCGGCGATGCCGGTGGTCTGGTAGATGATCCGCAACAGCCGCTCGCGGGCGTCGTAGAGCTGGACCAGCACGCGGGCGATCTGCTCGACCGGCAGCCATTGGATCATCCCGTTGAGGCCGCCGCGGTCGCCGGCAAACCCGGCCCAATCCTCGACCGGGATCAGCTTGTTGTCGCTGCCGTCATCGACCAGCTGCTGCAATACCGCCTTGTCGGTGCCGGCATAGACACCAGCGACTTTGAGTGCCCTGGTCAATTTCTCGATGCGGCTGGTGACCGTATCGAGCTCCATTGCCTGGTCCTGATACTCGACATAATCGGCGACCGGGACCCGTTGCTCGTTGGTCGTGGTCGCCCGGAGACACTGCGGTGCGGGGAAAAAGCCGGGCAGCTCGAGGGGATCGTCCTTCTCGTCCAGCGGCCCATCGGAATAGCCCTTGGCATGCCAGACGACGCGCTTCTGCTTTTTGTCCCAAATCTCCCACACCGTCGCCTTTTTGTAAGCATCGTTGAGTGGACCCTGCTTGTCGCTATCGACATCGATGCCGGTCGGCGTGTAATCGAGGTTGCATTCCTTGCCCTTGGATCCAAAGCGGTCGACGAGCTCTTCGCGGGTCAAGTAACTGCGAAAGGCCTTCCACCAGATTTCCTTCTCGGTGCGGGCTGGGGTCTCGCGATAATCTTCCCAAAACACGTAGCGGATCGGCGCCCGCTCGGCAGTGACCGATTGAAAAGTCGGCACATTCCCCTCTTCATCGGCCTCGGCCTCCTCATCCTCCTCGCCCTCTCCGAGCTCGTATTCGTAAAACACGCGTGCGGTACCGCGGCCGGGCAACAGCCGGTCCTCGACGACGGCCAGCATGACATCGTCGAGCTCCTCGATGTCGTCCTCCCAGCTCAGCGCCCGTTCGAGGATCTGCGCGCCGAGCTGGGCGGCCGGGTCGGCGGTGTCCTTGTGGCGCCGCGACACGTCGGGTTTGGGAATCCGCCCATAGAGCACGGGCCGCAATACCTCCACATTGGCCCACAAAACGTTGAATTTTGCTGTCCGCTGCTCGTTGGCGTCGCGCTCGTCGCGGTAGCGGTCGACGATCTTGCGGCCGCGCGTGATCCAGTCCTCGTCCTCCTTCTCGGCGAGCCGCAGCTGCTGATCCCAAAACCGCCAGACGGCTGCCGGACCGGTGCCGAGGTCCTCGCGCTCTTCGATCGCAGCCCCGGTTCCGGCGGCAAAGGAGACGAGATCAGCCACCAGTTTCCCCCGCGTGGTTTAGGCCAGCGCTTTGCGTCAGATTCTTTTCGGACCGTGGAGGCGCATGATCGCGTCATGGGTCGAGTGCTCCCAGTGCCAGTCGATCGGCATCTGCATGCCGGTCACGACCGTGGCACCATCGAGCGGCTGCGGCATTGGCGCCGGCTTTGAGCCGGGCACCATCTCATCGAGCATCCGGCCGATCAGACTGAGCGTGTCGACCTGGTCGTCATGCGTGCCGGCCGGAAAGCGCAGGAGCTCCTGCACCAGGTCGATGACCCAGGGTGCGTGCCGCGGGAACAAGACCTTGCCCATACCGATGCGGCCACGGATCGCCTGGGCGCGGGATGGCTTATCGGTCGCGCTGGTGAATTGCCGCCGCACCGCAAAGACCTTGCGCTCCAGCTGGCGCTTGGTGATGAACGGGCCGACCGACGCCTTGATCTGCCCGGCCTCCTCGGCCCAGGTGATGGTTTTCCACTTGGCCATCAGGTCGATCAATGCCTCGGCCCAGGCAGCCGAATCGGCATGCTCGCGCCACAGGTCGAGGACATAGATATCGCTCGACGGATCGAGCCCGACCACGACGTGGACGGTCCAGTCGCCGCCCTCGGCCTTGGTCGCGTAGTCGCTGGCGCCATAGGTGCGCAGCTGGTCGCGCGGCGGTGGCGTGTCGTACCACCGAAACCACTCGTTCTTGAAATAATCGCCCGATTCCGGCATTGGCCGCTGCTGCCAGAGGGCCGACCAGTTGCGGGCATCACGCTTGGCGATGCGCAGTTGCTCCGGAGTGAACCATTCCGGCCACAGCTGTTCTCCGACCTCGCGGCCGAGCGCATCGTTCTCCTCGGCCTCGGCCGGCAGACTGACGACCTCCCATTGCTCGCCGCCCGCCTTGGCCTCCTCCAGGAGACGCCCAGCGAGGTCGTCGTCGTGCCACCGGGTGCCGATGTAGATCAGTGCGGCATCGGGAATCAGCCGGGTCCAGAAATCCGACTTGTACCACTGCCAGATGTGCTCGCGGATCGGCGCCGAATCGGCCTCGGCACGGCCTTTGACCGGATCATCGATGATCCCCAATGCCGCACGTCGCCCGGTGACAGAGGCGTCGACCCCGACCGCGAAATATTCGCCGCCGCGCGCGGTTTCCCAGCGCCCGGCTGCACCGCTGTCCCCCGACAACCCAAAGCCAAAGGTCTCCTTGAAGATCGGCGAGCCGACGATATTGCGGACCCGGCGCCCGAACCGCTCAGCTAGCTCTTTTGAGTGACTGGCGCCGATGACCGGCAATGAGGGGTGGTTGCCCATCCACCAGGGCGGGAACAACACGCTCGCATAGGTCGATTTCGCCGAGCCGGGCGGCAAAAACAGCATCAGGCGCTTGATCTCGCCGGCGGCGACCTGCTGCAGCTTGCCGATGACGTATTGGTGATGCCTGGCGGGCTCGACGTCCGGCATCGCCAGCCGGATAAACTCGGGCAGCGACTTCCGCGCCGCCTCGCGCGTCGCCTCGGCCTCGTTTTCGCGGGCGCCGGCGGTGACCTCGGCATCGACATAGCGCGCGACCCAATCCGGGTCCTCGCCGTCGGCGAGCTTGGCATAGGAGAACCCTTTGCCGGTCAGATTGGCGACATTTTCGGCCTGCGGCGAGCGCCCGGAGGGCTGGCGATAGAGCTCGATGTCGTCCCGAATGACGAGCCAGTGACCGGGCAATGGCATACGCGAAGTACAGATGACCCCGCGCCATCGCGAACCGCCTTCGAGCCCCCCCGGATAGCGTCCGGCGATCAGGCGCGCATCGTCGAGCACCCCCTCGGCGAGATTGCGGGCGTCGTCGAGCCAGACCGCCGAGGCCTCGATGTTGGGAAGGCGCCGGCGATCGGCGCCCTCGTCCATCGCCAGAAACTCGATTTCGAGCAACCGCTGGACTGCATCGCCAAAGTTGTAGAGGTATGTGTAGCGCCGCTTTTTGGCGTCATAGACACCATCGCGCACCCAATGCTGCACCGCCCGCACGGTGTGCGTTTCGAGCTCGTCGCGATGCTGCCGCACCACCACCCAGCGCCAAGCGCGCTGCTGCGGCCAGCGCACCGCCCGCTGCATGATGTCAAAGACCGCGGCCGATTTGCGCCCGGCATAAACCGGGCCGACAACAGCGCGCAAGCGATGGTCGGACTGGAGAAAAGCGGCAAGCTTCGCGCCGGGCGGGCTGTAGCTGACTGTTGCCATCGCCCCGATCCGGCAGATTGGAACCGTTTTGGTTGCGGTCCCGATTTGTTCGCGGGGCGCTGACGCCCCTCACAGCTTAGCTCAAAATCTTGATCAGTGGTCGACCACCTTCGTCAAGGACTTTGTGTCGATTTTGTGTAACCCCTTGGCAGGCTTCACGTTGCATAATGAGCGCGCAAGATCCCGAGGTCGGCGAGCAGGATGCCGGACGCCGCGAGCCGCGAAACCCGCCTCGTCCCCCACCCGACTTCGAGGGCCCACCGGGTCAATGGTAGCTCTAGGCCGAGAACGTACCAGGCGCAGGACCCCCCGGGCGACCCGATCCCGCCAAGGGCATCGACCGCGCTGAGCACCCCAAGCCGAGCCGCCTCGCTGCCTTCGGCAAAGAAGCGCCCGTTGTTGCCGTTCGCGAGCACCACGGGAATCCGGGTCGTGTCGTTGCCAAAGAGCCCATCCAGATGGGCGCGGCGGAAGTCGTCGTGAAAGCGGTCGCCGGCCTTGCGCTCGCGATCGGTGATCGTCCCCTCACGCACCATGCAGCTGAGCGTGTCCAGGGCCCGCAGCGGCCTCGACCACTCGCCGTTTGCGTCCTCGATCAGGCGCGGCAACCGCTCGATCGGACCTTGCGCCCGCCGCTCCGCTGTTACCGTCAACAAGACCAGTTCTGCTTCCGCACGACCCCGACCCCGCCGAGCCTTTGGCATAATTCCCCCTCCGGTTTGCGCTATGGTGAGTGATGACGACACCGGTGACACTCGAATTTTTGGCTGAGGAGCTGGCACTTGTGCGCACCGAGCTGCGCTGCATCATCGAGACGCTATGCCGCCTCGACGAGACCCACGCGCAGCTCGAAGCGCGCCTGATCGCCATGCGCGACGAGGTCCAGGACGCGCAGTCGGCCATGCGCAGCGTCCGCGCCGAGCTCGTGGCCCACCATCGGCTGCAGGACCAAATCGGCAAGCGGCTGCAGCGCCTCGAACAAGCGGCTGCGCTGAGTACCAAGGGCAAAACCCAATGAAACCGAAACTTGCCTCGAAACAGGCACCAAAGCCCGATCGCTGTCAGGCGCTGGTGCTGAGTGATCTATTGAGCAACACAAGCCTGCAGCTAATGCTGGGGATGAACATCGGCGTCGATCGCCACGGCCAGCTATCCGCCCGGATGATCGCCGCGGCGCTTGCCTCGAACCCCGAACACGGTCCGTATTCGCTACGACAATGCACCCGCAAGCCGGTGACATGGCGCGGCGGGAAACCAGTCTGCCAGCTGCACTACAAAGCCCGGTATTTCTTACCGTGGACGCCTCGGGCCGGGATGCGCCTGACGGATGCCTTGCGTGAGTTAGACCGGATTGTCGCGATGAACCAGCCCCGCATTCCCGACGATGCCTTTCGCCAGGCCTGGGGTGAGACGCTGGAAATCACCGACTGGACCGGCTGGGTGCTCTCGCCGGCCGAGATGAACTTCGCGCAAGGGGCTGCCTGGGCGCGCTCGATCGGCAGCACGAAGACGCTGCAATTGAGCTCGGGCGACACCCTCGCCCGTCTGCCATCAAGCTGCTAACCCCTCAGATTTTCCCGCAAAAATTTTTTTGGCGACAGAGCCGCTGCAGGGTGGCCCAGGCCCTTGGCGAGGCCGGGCGCCTCGTCGGCCTCGACCGGGGGGTAGCTAGACCAGATGACCTACCATTCCCAGGGTCCCCAGGCTGCCCCGGGCGGATGGCGAGCTGGTTCTCCCCTCTAGAGGGATAGCGGGGGTAAGCGGGGTTTGGAAATCGAGCCCGCCCTTGATAAGGGCGTCATCACCCAGCATTTCTGCGGCTCCAAGCATCATCCCTGCACTCAGGGACCCGGATCATCCCTGCAGTTCTCGTCCTGTTCACGGTCTCATCGACAATGTCCTAGCCTGTGGTAGTTTTGCCGGATGAGGCTGATCCTACTCGCCGAATTCCTCAACATGATCGGGTATCCACCGCGCGAGACCTTATCGTCGTTCGTGGCCATGCCAGTCGCCGAGGAAGCCGCCTCGACGCACCGGCCGCCCCGGCTGCGGCCCGGCCCGGCGCCGCGAAAGCTCGGACCGAGGCGCCCGAGCGTGGAAAAGCGCCTTTCAGCCGCAGTATCAGCCCAGTATTAAACCCTACTCGTTTTACGCGAGCGATCGCGCTCAATGCACCTCCACTGCACCGGGAATTCGCAGGCAGGGGCGGGCAAATCGGATCAGGAGACAGGCGCGCGACGCGCGGGCGCGCAACAGGATTAACCGGCAAGTCCGCCCCCGCCTGCGAAAAGCGAACGCGATCAATCCTTTGGATCGAGCTCCCCAAACCCTCGCGCAGGTCGGTCGAGCCCGAGCTCGGACTGGTGCCCACGCAACGCAATACCCCAGAAGCCGCGTTTGCCATTTGGCAACTTTTTAGCCCGCCGCAGCCCTTCGATACCCTCAAGTCGAGCAACAAACACGCCCTCGGTCGGAATAAAACCCCGGCCCTGCATAAACCGCGCGAAGTCTTGGTGCAGCTCACGCGAAGACATATAGAGATCGAAACTTGACCGATCGCAGCGCTCCTCCAGCCATTCCTGCATTTGATCCTCTAGCATAAAGTAATCCTCGGTCGCGTCGGTCACTAGGCTTGGCGGCGACAGACCAATCCGCTGGTATTCCAGGCAGCCCTCGACAGCCATTGCCATGATGCCTGGCAATTCTCCGCGAAACTTCTCGATCAAATACTTGTCTATTTTGGCCGGCTTATGCCTAAATGGCAGCAAGTATAGCCGACGCTTCATGGCATCGGATACTCCTGATAGGCGCGGCCTGTAGTTGCCATGAAAGACCAGAAGAAATTGTGGCGTGTATTCGAAAAAGTCCCCGCGCATAAAACGCGCCTGGATTCGGTCACGTCCGGTGAGTGTGGTCAGCCGCTGCTGATCCCAGCGCCGGCCCTCCTCGGTCTCCGCTGCAGTGACCAGCCGGCGTCCAACAAAACCAGCCAAATCAGTGGGATGTCGCTCGCCCTTACTGACGGAGAACGTCTCCATGGGGGCACCTGTACCATAGGTTGAGTGAAGCAGCCGCAGACACTCGACAAATTTCGATTTGCCAGTCCCTGCGGGGCCATACAGGAACGCGAAGATCTCCTCGGGCGTGATGCCGAGCAGCGAATAGCCGATCAGCCGCAACAAGTAATCCTGATACGGCCGATCGCCGCCGGTGCTCTCATGGAGAAATCGCCGCCAGGTCGGGCACGCTATGCCCGGCTGCGGCGAGGCGCCGGCCACGCGCATGCACAAGCGGTTTTTGTCATGCGGCAACAGTTGGCCAGTGCGCAGATCGACGAGCCCATCGGGCGTGTTGAGCACCCACGGATCGCTGTCAAAGGCCTCGATCGGTGTGGCGATCACAGGATCAGTGCGCGCAACCCGCTCGACACCCGAGATCGAGCGCGCCGAGCAGATCGAACGCCTGACCGTCGGCGACAACCCATCATTGGCCGCGGTCGCCCGGCACACCAGCCGTGCCAGATGATAGAGCCAGGCCGTGTCGTCAAACCGCCAGCAGCGCTCGTCGAAATGGTACCAGCGGCCATCGCTGGCATAGCGCCACTCGCCGTTGAGCCGGGTCTGCACCAACACATTGGCCATTGCCTCTTCGCTGGCAAAGATCGGGATTTCCTGATCAGCCGGCGGACCGCCGCCACCGGTCTCGACCTCGACGCCGATGCGGCGGCCGTCTTGCGTGGTCAATTTGAGGACCGTCGCCTGTTGGCGATGCTCTTCAGACATAGTTTCCCCCAAATAAAAACCCCGGAAAATCCGGGGCTGCCTAAGCATTCGGGTCAGTTTGACGCCTGGTGTTCATGCGATCATTGCAGCTCCCAGCGCGGATAGATCAAGCATTTGACGTCGATCGGCGCCTGCTCGACACCCACCAAATGACGCGAGACGTGACGCATCCCGCGGGTCAACCACACCAGTGCTTGGTGCCGACTGTCCGGGCGCGTCCGGTATCCGTAGCTACGCCAGTAACGCTTGTCGAATTTTTGCCCGCGGCGCCACCGCCGGCCCCGTCCGACCTCACGCAAATCGATCAAGAGGTCGAGATCATTTGGCGTCAGGCTGCCCTTGGCGACCGAGCCAAATACCCAAATCCGGCGAATTACCACTGCACAAAAGTCACATTCGGGAGTGCAGACGATGCCATTGAGGCGATGCACGCGATGAGTTACTTCGTGCGCATATTTGATGGCTAACTCGCGGCGCATCAGCCTGTTCTCACCACGAGATCTCGTTTACAGGTCGAACCGCTGCTGTCGAGCAGTCGCTGCTTTCGCCGCGGCCGCCGCGGCCGCCCGCGCTTGCCGGCGCCGCTGCTGCTGTCGATAAGCCTTTGCCTGTTCTTCTACTGCCGCCGCCGCAGCCGCCCGAGCCGCCTCCTCGGCGACAAGCACGGTCATCCAGGTTGTCACGAGCCAGTCCGGCAGTCCAAAGACGCCCGGCCCATAGCACCCATCGTCAAACAGATCGATCTGCAGCTGGCTCGTTGGCACCCAGCAAGGGCCGTCCATGTCGCTGAACTCAATCAATACGCCCGCACCACTGCGGCTCCACATCAGCAGATAGCCTTCGATCCACTCCAGTTTGTCGTCGGCGTCTTCGGTCACGACCAGTCAGCCCAGGCGATGTTGGTGCCTTTGGCGCGGCACCATTGGCCGAGCTCGTTCCAGTCTCTTAGGAACGCCGGCGGTTTGGCGAGGCGCACCGTGCGGCCCTCCTCGACCCAGCGCCTGGTCACCCGCACCAGGAGCTTGTCGGCATCCGAGCCGCGCACATCGTTTTGCCCGAGGATCACGACGGTCGTAATCTCTTGCGCCAATTCGAGCACCAACATCGAGCTCAACGAGACGCCACAGACCGCGCGCCAGGCCGGACGATTGAATACCGCGGACAAGGTGTCCTCGATCCCTTCGCCGACCATGCAAATCTGGCGCTCTGTGCCATGCCACAGCCTGATGCCACCGCCGCGATAGCTGCCGAGCGTCCGCTTGGCGCCGCCGGCCGGCCCGTGCCGATCTGGGATCGGCGCCTTGCACACCGCGATCGCATCGACGCTGAGCCAGGTGCAATGCACCGCCGTCAGCTCGCCCGCCGGCGAGGTAATGGCCGCCACCATCGCCGGCCAGGTGCTCTTGGTTTGCGAGTTCCACAGCCGCTCATGATAGCGCAGCGCGCGCGGTGCCTTACCGAGCTCGGTCAGATGAATGCCGCGACCTTGCAGATAGCGGTCGACCGGATCGCCGCGTTTGAGCGACCAGGCTTCGCCCCAGATCCGCTTGATCGAGGCGCCGTAGTCTTGGCGCGGCCGATTGGCGGCACGCTTGGCCGCCGGCGAGAGCTCGAGCGGCGGCAGCCGCAGCCAGTCACGCGACCAGCGGAACGCCTCGCCCTTATCGTTGTTGCAGCTGACCCCGGCGACGAGGTCCAGACCATCGCCGCCGACGCCGGCGCCATAGTCGAACCAGCGGCCCTGCCTCTCGCCCCACAACTTGATCGCGAGCGACTGGCCCTCCTCGCCGGCAAGGCTGCCCACCCGCCACAAGCGCCCCTCGCGGTAGCCGCGCGGCAACAGCTCGCGGACCAGCTGATCGACGCGCTCGTTTAGCCGCCGCGCGACATCGCGATAGTCATCGACCAAGCCCATCGGTTCACGTCAGCGCCCCCGCCTGGATTGCTCGGGCAATCATTTGGGCGGCTTCGCTTCGCAGACGTAGTCGAGGCGCTCCATCTCCCAGGGATCGCCAAACGAGGAAGGCAAATATGAAATCGTCCACATTTGCAGGACAGCACTCCACTGGCCGATCATGAGGACGCCCGTCGCGCACCATCTCATCCAATGAACCCCGCTGCGTTGGGGGTGCAGCGGGACGCCAGGCTGATCGGGATCAGGCCAGCTGCCGACGCCGCTCTCGTGATCCGTCTTCGGCTTGATGTTGCGCTGAAAGTCGGCTCGGCGGCTTTCCCGCGCCGCCTCGCTCAATGGCGACCATCCCTCTTCCTCGTCTGTCATCCCAACGCCCCCGGATATTGCTCATCGATCAGACTGATGATGCGCGCACTGAACTGGTCGCTGAGTTGACGCGAGACCCATTTGCCGATCGGCTGATATTCCGGCTTGCCGTTGATGTCGCGTTTCTGGCGGCCGTTCTCATCGAGCACCGGCTTGCTCGGCAGCGCTACCCACAGATGGCCGTCATTGCCGATCATCACCGGCAGATCGCTCAGAATCAGCCCCGGCGGCAATTCGATCGTGCAAAACCCGCGCAGCTGGCCCTTAGCTAGCGGCTTGAACGAGACCAGCCGCAACCGCGCCCGCGGCGGCGGGGTGTACTGAGCAACCTCACCACTCATGCTTCTCGTCTTGGCTCCGGTTAGATGTTCAGCTCAGGGAAGCGATCCGGGTTTTGCCCCTGGTTGGCCCAGCGCAGCTGGGCAACCTCGCGGCCTTCGGCGACCAGGTTGGCCGCCTTGAAGGTCAGTGCGATCGGCATGATCGGGTCTTTGAACTTCTTTGCCTTGCTCTCCAAAAAATAGGCCCGCAGCTGAAAGAACGGATGAGTAACCGCGGTCGCGACCGGGTCGACCAACACTTCGATAAAGGTTTCGGCGATGTGCGGGTTCCGGGTCGACATCACGTAGTAGGCAAAACCGACGAGCGCCGGGTTGGCGACGAGCCGCGCCTTCATCGCAGCCGTTACCGCGCGCTCGATGCCGGGGTGTGCGGCAAAGGCTTGCTCGACATCCGAGTTCTCGATCCGGTGGGTCGGCATCCGATAGGTCTCGATGGTCCCGCGCTCCCAGCGCAAGAGCCAGCTCAACGCCGCGGCGATCTGGTTGCGATAGCTGCGCTGCCCGCTCAATGCGATCGTGTCGCCGCCGCTGCGCAGCCGGCGCATCGTGTCGATCGTGGCGAAAGCCTCGCGCTCGATGCCGTAGACGATCACGGTCTCGACCGCGATGTTGGCCTCGATGATCGCCCATAGCCGATGCTGGCCGTCGAGCACATCGCCGTTGGCCGAGATCTTGATCGTGTCGCCGTTGTAGCGCCACCGGCCGTCGATGATCTGCCGCGCAATGCGTTGCGTGTGCTGATCGCTGAGCGGCCGATTGAGCATATTGCGCTCGAGCAGCTCGGTCGCCCGCTGCGGGGTCAGCAGGATCTTTTGTGGCTGCGTGGCCAGGACCGCGTCAGCCATGGCGCGGGCTTCCTTCTTCGACAACGTGCCGCCGGCGGCCGTGCTCGGCGAGACGGTCGCGAGCTTGGGCGGTTTTCCCGAGGTCCGGCGAAACCCGGTCGAGGTCTTTTTCTCGACCGGCTTTTTGTTGGGATCACCCGGGGCGTGTCCGCGCGTATTCATGCGCTGCTCCCCTTGCTCAGGATTGGTCGGGTCCACAGCTCGATCAGCTCGCCGAGGCGCTCGTGGGCGCGCAGCAGGTCCCGGTCGATCAGGCCGGTCCGGTCATGGCTTCGGGCGATCTCGACGACATCTTCCAGGCGCGGCAGCTGGGCTGCTTGCAGCGCGTTGCACAGCTGGCGCCAGACCAGCGCCTTCAGGCGCGCGTTCTGGCGGTTGCCCGGGGCCCGGCCGCGTTCGCCGAGCGGGATCTCGGCGATCCGCCGGCGTTGGGCCACGGTCAGGTTTTGGCGCAGTTGGTCGGCGATCATTCTGGCCCCGGACCCCCTCTCGCCTTGCTCGATCGTGCGGATCTCGGTTGGCGTGCCGCGCCTGAGAACCTGGCGGGCGTCGACGACGGCGGATGGTGAGACATCCGTGGCCTTGGCGGCTTGACTGACAGTGATGTAGTTCGGCTCAACGAAGTGGTCTACATTATTATGCTCGCCCAAGCGGTGTCCGTGGCCCCTCTTACAATTGGCGGTACGGGCGGCGATCATCGCTCGCTGGCCGCTGCGGAGCCCGCGCAGCTCGCGCTCAAAGGCCACCCGCTCGGCCTCGCTGGCGTTGCCGAGGATGATCTCGCGCAGCTGCGCGGCGAGCTTTGTGCAGTCGAGCGGCGGTTTGAGCGGGACGACGTTGCGTCGCGCTGCTCGCATCGCGTTGCGCATCGCGTCTTGTTTGCGTCTCTCGGTCATTGAGGGCTCCGTCGCTTGTCACATTTCTCGATCAGCTCGAGGGACTTGAGCGCCCGCAGCGGTCATCAGCCCGGCTTTTGCGTCAATACGCCAGGCGGGAAATCGCGGCGCTGCAGCAGCACGCCGCGGAACTCGTCGAGCATCTCGACGATGTCGTCGCGGTTGCAGTTCGAGAGGTAGGTCAGCTCGGGCCGGTCGCCAAGCTCAAACAGCGGCACGACCCAGCCGAGATCTTTGGCGGCGTTGCCGACAAAGGCGGCGATATGGCGGCCGCGCTCCTCGATCACGCCCATCCGGTGGGGGTCGATCTCCCGCTGGATCGCGCGCTTGCGCTTGCTCTCACCCATGATGGCGGGCCCCCAATGGCAAGGACGGCTCGATCTCCTCGGCGCGCTCGCGGGCCCGCTCCAGCCGTTCGAGCTCGGCCAGCAATAGGGCTGCGGCACGCTCCAGATTGCGTTGCCGGCTCTTGGGTTTCATCTGGTAGGCCGGCCACGGCCACAGCTCGGCGGCGTCGGCCGGGGCACTCGAACAGCGGATGTAGGCGGCCGCCGCCCGCGCCAGCTCGCCCTCGGCCATCTCGTCGTCATCCAAGGGGTGAAACCCCTCCTCGCTGATCTG